AACGGAGCACCAACCTTGGTGTTGATATAGTCCACGCACAGTTTGGCAAGGTCAGTGATCTTGTGTGCTCGCAGTTCTGCAGGATTAAACAATGTAGCAATGTCTGCACCATCTGTGCGAATCAGTTGCTTGAGTTGTTTGACCTTGGCAGGTTCAGCGGCCAGTGCTCGAGGAGTTGCAGGACGCTCTAGCATGAGCCCGGGCACATCATTGAATTTTACACCACTCAAGGGCTGACGTGCATCGCCTACATCTGAGTACATGCTGTGTACTGCAATGCCCATTTTGCTATTGCCAATGCGTTGTCCCAAGTTACTTCGGGCTGGAATTTTGTACTCAATAGTGTTGGGTCTAAACACATAGTTGCCGGCAATTTCTGGAGGGGTTGACATGTACAGCAAGTCGCCCTTGACATAGCCGCGGAAGTTGGGCGGTAGCGTGGCTTCCAGCACAGGGAATAGCTGTGCATACAAGTTGATCAATTCGTCACGACTGCCGGACCGTGTGCGCTGAATGGCAGCCATCATTTGGGGACTGGTGGCAAGGCCGTCGTAGCCTTTGGCTTCAAAGCCGGATCCATCAGTTAGCACAAACTCGCCTGTACTAGGTTTACGACCCCAGATCACAGCAGGCTTTCCGTCCCACTTGGCAGTGGTAGTTCGTGGATTTTCTGTAGCATGTTGCACAATATCCAGTGCGTCTCGAATGCCTTGTGTGCCACGACGGAACACAAGATCTTCCAGGTGCTCAATGCCCTTGGCTCGGCCGCCTACTCCGGGCTCTTCTGCTTCTACTAGAGCAACATAGCCACGATTAACAATACGATCACGCAAACGGGCCAGGAAACTCACGTCATCTTCAGACACTGACAGTTGAGGTTCTTTTAATCCTTCACGTTGAAGATATTCACGGAAGTCTTTTAGCTTGGCATCTTTATTGGGATCATTGCTCAATGCGGCGTAGATGCTTTCCACATTCTTTAGATTTTCTTTTGTGAATGCAGGACCCAATAACACACGGGCCACATGATTGGGATCCATGCCACCCGGAACTAGTTCTTCAGTTGACCGACTGAACATGCCATTTGCACCTACTTTGAATCCCAAGGCCTTGGCCATACTTGACATCAGCACATTACGGTTCATACCCTTGAATGCCGAACCTTCTGCACCGCCATAATAGAACGTGCCCCAATCCAAGTTGGGGAAGAACATAAAGTCTGTTTGCACATATCCTTTGTCAGGGTCTCCGGCAATGGGAGTTTTAAAGTGTACTTCGCCTTTTTTAACAACCCATTCACGTGGATCTAATCCCTGGCTAGTCACAATCTGTTGTAGTGCTGCGGCCAATTGATCTTTTGAAATTTCATTTAGATCTACCCCAAGATCCAAGTCACCGGATGTGGGTTTACGGCCAGTGGATCCCAGCCAGCGTTCTGGCGGGAAATCAATCCCCAGAACATTTTCAATGTATTTGATGGTAGCAGGCACATCCGCCTGATTGATGCGCTGTGTTAATGGGTTGCCTTGTTTGTCTTTAAAGACATTTCCGCCTTCTTTGAGATACATAATTTATTTCTTCATGCCAAGTAATTGTTGTAACACTGCCAGCGACGCTGGATCTCTTGCCATTTGTTGCATTTGTACAATTTGATTGTCGTCTAGATCCAATTGATCAGCAACTTTCTGGGCCTGTGGATTTACTCTGTTGTAAGCTGTTCGTCGAGTGCCACTGAATTGACCTATACTTTTTGCACGTTGCACTGACGTTGCCAAATCCATCCAGGTTTTGTTGGCTTTACCGGCATTGGTTTTGGGATCCATGGTCACGTCAATTGCGGATTGAATTTGCACTGGCAACTGTTGTGATAACATACGTGCATCATTGTTGTCACTCAATGCCGCAAGGCCAGCAATGTCAATGCTGGGAGCAAACAAGCTGTTCAGAAATTTTTCAAATTCTTGTGTGAGTTCTGCGGGCGCCAGTTGATCTGCGCCTGTGGCAGGTATCTTGGGATCTGCTACTGACTTTGAAGTGCTCACAAGTTGTTGTACCACTTGAGCCCAACGTTGTTGCATTTGTTTAGCTAACGGAGCCAACAATGATCGATTCATTTGACCGGCTACTGCCTGGCGCTGATTTGCGGACACAGGTGCGGTTGCATATTGGTCTGCAGGAACTGATCCAGGTAACAACTTGTTGGCCATGCCTGTGGCAATGTTGCTGCCAATTTGTCCCATTATGCCAGCTTCGTTTATGCGGCGGCGTGTTATTTCATGAATCTGCATTGGTTTTCCTAACGGATCTGGAAAACTTTCCAGCATCCTTTGTTCTAATGGCATTGAGCAATTTTCTTGTGAGATTCTCTGCTTGTTCAGCACCAAATTCTTTTTCAATTTGTTCTACTAGTCTAATGGCACTGGCAATGATATTGTCGGCTCTGCTTTCAATTATCAGGCGACGATCACGCTCAACATACATTGAGTCCAATTCTTCTAACAAACTGCGTGTCTTTTTTTGCATTACTCCGGAACCTTTGTATTATTTAGTGCTTTCTGAATTCTAATAAATATCTATTACTGCTTGCAAAGCAAAAGGAACACAAATGACTAGTCAGATTAACCCAGAAAATATAGATGCTTCGTATCCAGTGGCCGGACAGCCCAATAATACGCAAGGCTTTCGTGACAATTTTACAGCAATTCAAACAAATTTTCAAGCCGCTGAGAACGAAATAAACGACCTTCAGAGCAAAGCTGTTTTAAAGGCCGCTCTAACTGGTACCACATTAGATAACAACATGAATGATGCGTTGATTTATGCAGCCAAAATTCAAGACTTTAGTGCCACTTCGGTTGCTATTACTGCCACAGCAGGATCTATTGTGGTGGATTATAGTGCAGGACATTATCAAACTATTTCAACCACAGGCAATATCAATATCAGCTTTGGTAATTTTCCAACTGCTCCGGCATTTGGATATATTAAATTACAACTGGTAATAGACGGTCCGGGGCGCACTGTGACATTTTCTGGCATGACTCAATTGTACGGTGTCACCGGTGTACAAGGTATGTCAGGTAATACTATTACATTTGCTGCCACTGGCACATATGAGTTTGCATTCCAAACCAATAGTGGTGGCACAACAGTTACCATGTTTGATTTAAATCGTCCTTTGCGTTTGTACACAAATCCACTGTTGTTGGCCAGCTCTGAAGATTTGGCAGCGGCAGCGGCTGCAAGTTTGGCAACTACTGCCAGTTATTTTTCTACCTCTGCTGCCGAAACTGCTACACTAGCTGCCGGTACCAATGGTCAAATCAAAACCTTTATGATGGCCGCTGACTCAGGCGACATGGTTATTACCGTGACCAATGCAGGTTGGAAAGCAAGTGGTACCGGCACTATTACGTTTGATGCAATAGGGGATGGTTGTACACTGCAATACATCAACAGCAAATGGTATTGCATAGGCAATAACGGTTGCGTATTTGCTTAACTATAGATACCTACTGTAGAAGTTCACAATATCAGGAAAGGTTTTCTTCCAGTCCTGCCCTCTTAGGGCGTCAAATTTTTCAGTTTGTGTTATAAATCTTTTTATAGCTTCAGGATTTTCTTTCCAATTGTCACCAATGGTATGAATCTGTTTGGTGTTTGCTAACGCATTTGCATATTCTTGTGTGATATGCCTGACGTCAAGATACTCATGGGATGCCAATTGTGCGCTGTAATTAACTGCATCTCCTTCCCGATTAGAGTTAAAGTTTTTACTAACCCAGGTAGAAACTTCATCAAAATAAAACAAATTTAAACAACTGATAGTCTCTTGAACCATAAACATCACATTACTCGGCAAAGATTGGCGTAGTTCTAAAATGTTGTTTGCAACTTGATTCCAATCAGCTGGCCAACGCAAATATTCAAATCTATTTTGAGTACTGTCCATGCTAATCATTAGCTTTACTAATTTAAATTTTTCAATGATATCAAAATATTTAGGGTCAATGTGCTGAGTCCCATTGGTTTGAAAAACCAACTGCAATCGATTTTTAGCATCAGGTACCAATTTGCTTAGAAGGTTTGCAGTATGCCAATAGGTATTACCCATCAGAGTTTCACCGCCACAGAATTGAACTATTTCAAGATTTGTAAGATCTAAATTTCTTAACATCTGTTCAATTTTGAACAGATTATCAGTTGCCGGAAAAGATGCTGTGTAAAGATTGTTGTCTTTAAGATGCTTGGTCCAGAATGTACTAGAGTGTGGTCCACATGTTCTACATGCTAGATTACAATTTCGATCAAATAATAAATCAATACGTTGTGGACCAGTTAAATTTTGTTTGACTCCAAATTTGTCAATCATGGCCTGCCTAAAACTTCTTGATCCAGCTTTTTCTAAACGTTCACACTGCCAACATTCAGGATGCCATTCATTACGATTATTTTTTTCTCGTAGTTGCTGTAAGTTTTTGTGGTTCCAGTCAACAGTTGATTCATCTGTCAGATTCAGACTATTTGTACTTAGACAGCATTGATTGTATGTTAATTTATTAGTAGAATTTTTAATATCGATGTTGAGCCCACCATGAATCATTGGACAATAAATGCTATCTTTCATATTATGACTTCTTAATTTGGCCCAGCAGTTGTTTGAGTTTGGCACCCTGTACATCTGCTGTGACTTTTTCCACAGCATCTGGTTTTAACTCCTTGCCCCCTGCTTGATATTCCCAGGCATGTGTACCAGTTGGCTTCTCCCACTTGGTAGATTTAGTGCTTTCAGTATCAACCGTGGTTATTTGGCTACGTGCTTTGATTGTGTCCATGATACTACTTTGTGGCTTGTTGTAACCTGTGCCTTCATCTCCGCCCTCATCCGTAATGCGCATGGTTTCAATGTTGTATTCCAGGTCAATCTTTTGTCCAACACCTGTCGAACTGCGACTCTTCATACATTGTATTTGATACTTGCCACGCTCTTTCATTGAACGACTTGTAAAGATACCAAATACGTTATCCGCAGTATTGATCTTACTAATACCACCAGAAATGTGCGAGTGATCAAATTCAACTTCTTCCACTGCACTCCGATTCAACTGAGATGCAGTAACCATTAACACTCCCAGTTCCTTGGCCAAGTTACGTAATTCCTCACTCACATACTTGTCTTTTACAAACAAGTCATTGGGACTGACTTTTGCACTTACTGGCATCAACAGATCCAGATAGTCAATCATTAAAAAATCTACTTTGATTCCTGTTTGTATCTGTACTTCTTTAATGTAACTGCGGATGTCGTTAATGTTGCTTTGTGCCGGCAATGCTTTCACACGATATTGTCCAGACTTCTTGCCCACTAGTACAACCTTCATTGTGGTTGTGTCAATGTCCTTGCGAATGTCCTTGGTGCTTGTTTGTGTCAGCATAGCATCTGTGCGCAAACTTGTGAGCTCTTCTGACAGTTCTAGTGTGATATAAACTCCGCTCAATCCCTGTTGTAGCCAGTTGAGTGCAATATTCATCATGACCAAGCTCTTGCCCGATCCCGATCCGCCTGCAAAGATGTTTAGTTCTCCTCTACTGAATCCGCCATACAACAACCTGTCCATTTGTGGCCAGCCTGTTGATACTTGTCCACCAGAGTTGAAGTACTTGTTGATCCTGGCTGAAGGATCAGCAAAGTAGTCTGTACCCATGTCCTTGGTCAAGCTAATCTGTACAGCATCTTTGATCAGTTTCTCAACAGGATCAAAGTCACCCTTTTCCAACAAGTCAGCTGCCTTTAAAATAGCACGTTCAAGTTCCTGTCGCTTGGTAAACGATTCAAACTCGCCCATGAACCAGTCATAATGACCTTCGTTCAAGTCCGGCACTGGCGCAAGTTTAATGCCTGTGGTTGCTGAAATCTGCAACCTGTCGGGCATGGTCTTGTGTTTGTCACTGTGTTCTTTGATGAACTCTGCGGCTTTGCGCAAGCTCTTGTCAAAGTTCTCTGGGTTGTAAATATTTTGAATGCGCACATAGCTCGACGCATCTTCCAACATCATCTCTAAAAATAGTCTTTGGACATCAAGTCCGTATTCTTTTAGCAAGTTGTTTCTTCCTTATTTCTATCTTGATTTTACTTGTTTCTCTTGATTGCATAATAGTCAGCAAGGTACCAAGTCGACCCAACTCTACCACAGCATCATTTACATCTTTAATGTGTGCAGGCCAGTTGGGTATGCTCACAGCCCATCCTAGTTCTACAGCACGATCAATTAGTTCTAGACCAGCCACATCTTGGTCTGGCACTACTGTTATTTGTTTTCCTAGACTGCGTATGAGTCTAGCCTGTCCATCGCTGATGGTGTTGTGCATCACGGCAAGTCCTCCGATGCTGAGTGCATCGAATATACCTTCCATTACTAACGCATGGTCCCAGGCTTTGTTTTGTAGATCTGTGCCAAACACATAGTTAGGTTGGCTGTCGGATATGTACTTAGGCGATTTGTTGTCGAGAAATCTACATGTATAACCCACAATCTGGTCATTATGGGTAAATGGAATTATCACATGTGGTCTTGTCCAATGGATGCCATCGTTTTGTATCTGCACCATGACAGGAAAGTCTTCTGGAACCTTCCTTGAACGCACATAGTCTCTGTAGTTGCCTTCTTCTGTCAGCAGTTCAGCATATGGTGGCAAGTCTCGTTCTTCAAACTCAATTGTACTCAGTGCGTTAAAAGTTTTTTGACGATCTTCTAATATGCCATTGATACTTCTATGGCGCAGACTTTCTAGGTTAAGGAAATCAATGTCTGCGTCTGCAACACCCATCCAGCTCAAGAGCCTACGGGCTTTAAAGCTCACTGAGCGGCCAAGGATAAAACTGGCGGTGTATCCACAATTGAAGCAGTGATAACTCCACCCCTGTTCAGAGGCCTTGAGTCCACCACGTTGTCTTTTGTCTATGTTGTTGCCATTATGGCCACAGCAAACCGCATTGAAGCTGATCCATCCAGATGGAGTTTGTTTGCGTTTGCCGGGTAAGTAGGAGACAATGTCTAGCATCTGTATAGTATAACAGATCTATCAACAAAGATCAATCAGCGATACATCAAATTGGTAACAGTGCCGTTGTTTATGACAACACTGGCATAGACTGGATTGCCAAACGTTATTGGCAAATATCCAGAGCCTGGATCGGTCACAGTGATAGGACCAATGCCACCATCAGATCCTATACTAGCCACAGCCTTAGCACCTGCACCATTGCCCACAATTAACACATTTGGTGCTGCCACATAGTGTTGGCCGGTGTTGTTGACTGTGATACCTGTGACCATTCCGTCGACCACTGTGGCAGTGGCAGTGGCACCAAAACCTTGGCTTTGATTAAATGCCACTCGAATCAGTGGATGGAATCCAAGCACATTAAGATAAATGCTTTCTGTTGCATCATAATACTGTGTTGAATCCGT